AATTCATCACCTATTGCATAACCACCACCGCCATCATTAACAATTAGTTTACCAATTGAACCATAACTATCAATTTTCACAACTGTATTTGATGTTGTATTTGCGGTCAATGGAGATATTGTAATGTCCGCAGGTTCAGCAAACAAATCTGGAACAATGGACAAAACTACATTCGAAGTAATAATGGCAACATTTGAAATTGCACCAATAGATGTAAATGCACTATTACTGAGTGCTCGTGAAATGACTGTGTTTACATTCGTTTGTCCTGCAACATTGCCAGGGAAATGCCAGTCAGTAACACTTAAAATTGTGTTTGCTGGGTCAACATCGGAAATAACATCCGAATAAATGAAGAATGAACTTGCAACAGAATTCGCACCATTGGCAAAGACTGATTGTATGGCAAATTCTAATTCAGTATTCGCATAACCAACTGCAAAAATTCGTTTAGGTATTTTAAAACCTGCGCCGCCATCTAAAACATTTACTTTATTAATTGCACCACTAAAGACTTTTGAAATAACTGCTTTAGGTTGTTCAGTTGCATTGGGTGAATTAAGTGGAACTGGATCACCAACCACATAACTTGAACCGCCGTCAATAACATTAATGGCAACAACCGATGAAAGACCTCTAAAAAAGATATCTAGTATTCCATCATCTATATCAAAGGTATCGGCTTTAATTAATTCACCAATTGCGAATTCACCATCAAGTGTATTTTCATCAATATAAAATTCGTGAATTAATTTATTGTTGAGAACTTGTGAACCTACACGCTCTACAATTGCATTTGCACCTGAAGTAACGCCGGTAAGTTTTCTTGTTTTGGCTACTTCAAAATTAAAATTAGTAAATGCAATTTTAACTTCACCTCCATTTGTAGGCGCAACAGTAAAGTATAATTTTTGTATTTCTTTTCGAACAAAGTAACCAGTTGTTTGCAATACGCCATTGAAATATACTGAAATGCCACTATTCGTCACATCAGGTAATTTAAATTCTTTCGTTGTTCCGTTGCCAGTGTATAAAACAAAGGCTTCGTCATTTACTTTGACATATCTCTCAAGTAACCATTTACCATCAGAAGCACGAAGAACTTCTGACTTAGGATAGACAACTGTAACTTCATTACCAAATAATAATCTGAAAAGAAGTTTGAACGAATTCTCAGAACCTTTTGATAGGTAAAGAGGTAAAACATTTTTAATTAAAAGAGCTTTATCTGCGGCAACATCTCTCGGTACAAGAGATGCATACATGTTAAAAAATGATTCTTCGAATTCTTCAATTGAAACATCTACATCCGATAAGTCACGGATTTCTTTTGCTCTTTTAGTTAAATCGTTAAGTTGTGTTCCCTGTTTTGTTTCGAGGTATTCATAATATGCCTCTAAAAATGTAATGAAAACGGGGTTCTCTTCCCGAATAAATTCAGGAACTTGACGATTAACAAGTAATGAGGTTTTGTAATCAGCCATTAAATTGCAACTAATTCAGTAGAGATTGATGTTGGGTCTGCTTCGTCAATCGTAATAATAGTTTCTTTGGATGATGTAAGAATACCTTTTTGTGATTTAACTGTCAAACGAATTAAACCATCAGGTTCTTTTGACGAAAGAACACGGAAGTCATTCAATACAATTACACCATTTGTATAATCGATTGTTCCGGCGGTAGCATTGATAATTTTCTTCTTTGCATTTTCATCATAATAGTATGTTCTAATTTTACCAAATCGTGCATCTAGTACCGCAATTGCAGTTGCACCATAACCACTGCCACCAGTAATAGTAATAATAGCACGGGTGTAATCAACACCACGATTTGAAATTGTAATACTTTCAATGCGGCCGTTTACAACTTTTGCAGTTGCTTCTGCGCCAGTACCATCACCACTAATTGAGACTGTTGGTGTGCTTGTATATCCAGTACCTGGATTTGCAACTTGAATTTCTGAAATACCAGTAAACGAATCGGCGATTTCTTCTATCTGTGCTGTTCTGAGAATACTAAACTGGTCGAAAACAGTAAATTCTGTCGATACTAATCTATCATTAACTGTACCACGATTTAACTCTGCATTGAAATTAATCGTGTATGTTTTTGCAATACTTAAATTAGGTTCAAATCTTTTCTGTAAACGAATGATTGTTTCTGAACCACGAATAGAATTACTGTCAACATTGTCAACAGAATCTTGCAATTTAGAAAGAACAAAAACAGAACCAAACTTACTTAAAATGGTAGAATTATAAACACCAATTGAGGTGCGAATTGCATTTCTAATTGAATCTGCACTTTGAGTTGTTTTGTTTTTATCGTATTCAACATAGTTACTAATCAACAAATACAGGTACTCTGGATCTCTAATTTCGGCATCAACAGAAACAATCGCTTTTGGCTTAATGATATCATCAATGATTCGTTTCTTTTCTGTTGGCGTGATATAGTAATTTGCTTTAGGTTTGATTGCAATATAAACTTTACCAAAAACTGGCGGAGTTTCATCTTCACCACCCCATACGGATAGTGAATCAATCGCAGGATAATTTTTTCTCAAATAAGATTCATAATCTTTAAATGTTACTAATCTATTTTGTGTTGTAAATTGTGCGGCAGAATTAAATTTAATTTCATCAATTGATTCTCTTACTGAACCACCAGCTGCGGCAGATACAGGTCGAATATTAAAATTAGTTAGACTTTCATTTAGAGAATCTGTTAATGATGACGAACCAATAAAATTATTGGCCTTGTTTGCATCTGTTCCATTTGTAACAAGGTAACGAACAGAGACTACTGCACCATCTGGCAGTTTTTTACCAACAATATTATTACCAAAATAAACTTGGAATTTACCACTCTTATTTTCTTGCAAGTAATAAACATCACTAGTTGAAGAAACATCTAGTATATCTGTAACTTTAGAATAAACTGCAACCTGAGTATTTCCAACCGCAGGTCTTACTGTTACTCTAATTGTTGTAGTATCAATATTAGATTCTGGTAAAGAGAAAATTTGTTTTGGATTTGTTGCCTGATTATGTGTGAAATTATATGTCACAAGTTGACCTTCATAAATGTCAACATTCTCAAAATAGTATTGTGAGTTGGCTTTTGCAACAATCGTATCTTCCAAAATAACAAAATTATAAGCACTTCCGTCAATTTGATTAGATAAGAATCCATAACCAGACGGCAGAGTTAAGTAACCAGTATTCGATGTAGATGAATTGACAGTTAAGTTAATTGTTGCAATAGGTGCTCTTTGTGAATACGGAGTGTAACCTAATTTCTTTGCATGTGAAACAACTGAATCACGCAACAGAGCCGTATCAAGGAACGACTCATTCGCAACCATGTTTAAATAGTATGCATTGTAGTGGGTATTGTAAGCAAGAATATCCAACAAAACAGACAAGCCAGAACCCTCAAAGTCATAGTCTGTAAACTCTGTTTGTTGATTTAAAAACGCTTTTAAATTATTCTTGATTGTATCAAAATCAAGTTCGGTAACTCTTAAACGGTCTGCCATGTTTATCTAATCCGTTCTAGGAAAAATTTAATTGTAATTGGGTCTGGACTGTTGATAACGAAGAATTCTAATTCGACATTATATCTATTCTCATCCGGAGATGCAGAGGCCGTAACCCTTGAAACTTGAACTCTTGGTTCGAAATTGACAATCGTTTCTTCAATTTCTCTTTCGATTTGCGCCGCCATAAGAGAGTCAACATTCTCGAATAACATACGGCGAATGTTACTACCTAATTCTGGTCTAAAAGGACGCTCATAATGATTTGTCAAAATAAGATTTTTGACTGAATTGATAACAGCATATTCATTGACATGCTTGTTGATATCTTTGCGAATTGGATGCGCTGTAAAGTTCAAATCTAAGTCTTTGTAACTTCTTGCGGAATCGATATTTGTTGTTATTGTCGCCATCTTCTATTTATTCAACCTCCGGCAAATACATTGCCTGAACCAGCAGTAATTGTGTTAGGACCATAATCATCTCCAATTCTTCCAACACCTTTTCCACCAATCTTCACAGTCGAAGAATAACCAGATAATGTAGAGGTATCAGTTGAACATCCTCTCTTAGGATGCGGTGCGATTGTATTACCTGCAACAACAATCAAAATACCATTTGCAAAAACACTATTTCCATTAACTTGT